CGTCGTTACGCCTGGTGCGTGATGGTTGGAAATACCCGACAAGGTTATCCCACCTGGGGGATGTAAAAGAAGCAGCGTAACTGCTGATACCAGGAGCCTGAGTAAAGGGTACGGAGCTATCAACTCCAATCTGCAAAGTAATCTTGTGTACCCCGAACTGCAAAGCCTGGAATAGCCCCTCTTCGGAGGGGCTTTTTCCGTTAAGGAGTAACGATGCCTTACGCTTATGAAGTCACGGATCGTCGTGGCAAGAAGTACCTGGTATTTGCCAACAGTGTCGAGCACGACAATGCAGTCATGTTCGGCTATCCCATGAAACCACTCTATGAAGAGAAACCCAATGTCTGATCTCGAACAGAAAATTGTTGCTGCTGGTGCTGATAAAGCTCCACGTCTTACCCCGGACTACATCAAGTCCCTGATTAAATCCGAAGTGTTCTTCACCGCTGCCGAAGGTATCGCCGGTGCAAACCAGAACAGTGATTCCCCGGATATCACCCAGGAAACGCTGGAGTCCCATAAGCTGGTGACCATCTGCGTACTGACTCTTGAAAACGGTTTTACCCTGATCGGCCATTCTGCCTGCGCCAGCCCAGAGAACTTTAACTTCTCCATCGGCTGCGATGTTGCCCGTGAAAACGCCATTGAGCAGATCTGGCTGGTGGAAGGTTATCGCCTGAAACAGCGTCTGTTTGAAGAAGCTCAGACCAAAGCTGCACTGGCTGAGTTCGCTGAGAACAACAAATGTGAAAGCGGTGCCTGTAGCATTTAAATAATTAAGCCCCTCATTGAGGGGCTTTTTATTATACGAATCCGTTCTGTTCGAACTTACTTCCTGAGTTCCCTACCGGTTCGACACCGGCTCCCTGGTCTTGCAGTAGTGTACAGGCTGCAATGTATTTTTGGTAGTAGTTGTTCCCTTCGTGCATCCCACCCTGTACCCCGGATTTATTAGAGTTGAACTTACGAGAAGCAATATAAAAAAGAATCGCCTGGAGGTACTCGTAAGGCACATCAATAAAAATTCGAGTTGGATCATATGGGATACCACTGTTTTCAATTTTCTTAACACGCTTCGCTGTTGCCCGGTACACGACACGCAGTTTCTGCGGAGTCAGGTTATCCGGCACACGGATCGTGTTATACGCTGCAAGCTGGATAGAGCACGAGTCACCCGGACGAATGTTCGGTACACCAAATGGATGGTGCCGGGTAACAATCGTACCTGGTTTATCCACTGTTTTACTGAACCGTGCGTTACGGCATTTGTAACACATCTCATCCAGTTCTTCCGGGCTAATCGGTGCCCCGCACTTGCAGGTTCGCCTTGCACTGGCGTGCGGCGAACCTACATCGTGCGCGAGAGGCATCTCATTCCCGTTGCAGTCATAGACTTCATAAATCTGCTGGAGATCATCTTCCCAGACTTCACCAGTGCTGGTGGTTAAATTACGATTGCCCCCCTTCAATTTCATCTGGGCACTTGCGACCGAGTTATCGATCACGTACAGAGTCTGGCCCCGGCAGGTCTGGAGGAAGACTTCTTTTCTTTTAATCCAGAACCGGGAAGAGATATCACCCAAAGCAGCATTGAGCAGGACGATGATTTTGTTTACCGTTGCTACGGAAAACTCACCGTCTTGTGCCCAACCTGTTTGTGCGAATTCTCCGACCAGAAGGTTATCCAATACGTCGGACAGTCTTAATTTCATGCCTCACCTCACGGTAGGTAGGAGTTAAGGCCACTATCGCCCCAACCGTCATCAATCTTCTGATCCCAAATATTACCATCCTCCCACGACAACTGCGTGCTTTCTTCGCTTGGCTTGAAGGGTTTCATGCTGGCGAGCATGGAGATGGTATCCACGGCATCATCGTGCTTGGACTTGAACCCTCCAACCGAAGCCAGTTTAAGTTCATCCATCATTTCCATGAGTGGGGCTTCATGCTTGTGCTCAATCGGGAAGTACATCTTACCGGCCTTAAACCAGGGCACGACTACGTTAAAGCGTTGCAGCTTATTCGTGTTCGGCCTGATACCAGGTTGGTTTGAGTTCTCGTTTGAAGCCAGAGTAAACCAGTTACCAGTTCGGGCCATACGCTCCTGGATGATGGAGATAAAACCCTGCTGTTGCCCGGAGACTTCGACACCTACAGAGATTGGCCTGTATTTTGCATTGAGTCGGAAGAGGTCATCAATGTTCTTGGCCATGTCCTGCCGCTTACATACGCCGTCTACCCAGAACCAGTCGCCGTTGTTGTTGTAAGCCCACACGGAGATAACCGAGAAGTCATTTGCCTGCTTCTCACCGGTCGCAAAGTCAGTGGTGATGTAGAAGTTGAAGTTCGACGGGTTATTCATTACCAGGTCGATTTTGTACCAACGGATATCACCATCTGCGATCAGGCGATCCTCATCGGACATAATTCGAAGCATAAGCTCCTGGTTGAACATTGAAATCATCCCGGCCTGTAACGCCTTATCGTACTGGCGTTTGACGTACTCATACGGGAAACGGTCAGGCCAGCTACCCCGGAAATCTTCTTTCGTACAGGGGAAACGCTCGCACACCGGGTAGACGTTGACCGACCAGGCACCGGACTCAACCGCTTTGTACAGTGGATCGGATGCGTTAAACGGTGTACCCGACCAGATCATCATGTTACGTTCAGGGTGGAGAGCGTATTCCACCGCCTTGTAGATGGTATCTTCGATAGCCGCGATAACAGTCGGAGAACGTGCGTCCTCATCCGAAACCAGGTCATCGAGTACCGCCAGACGGGGACGCTTACCCATTTCTTTCGTACCACGAACACCGGTCTTTGCACCGTATCCCTTGACTACGAACTTATTGCCATCGACGTTCTGGAACTCCCAGCGAATATCAGTGAACTTCGCTACCGGAATGTACTGCCGCAAGAACGGGCTGTTCTCGTAACGGAACTCCAGGTTCTTACGCATGTTCTTCACGCCGTTATCGATGGAGTCCGACACGTACAAGGCCAGTTCGATTTTACCGAAGCCTGGGATCTCCCCATAAACACCGATATACAGGAACAGGTATTCACCCATGATGGTTGTTTTAGCGGCACCACGGTGAATCATGTTGGCAATACGGGTATCGCCGGACACAACCTGATCCAACATTTTGTAGTGCAGCACAGGGGATTTGTTTTCCTCCCCCTGCCCGCCGTTCACCATCTTGATGAACAGCACAAATTCCAGCGCGAACCGGGAAGGCTGGTAAGTAGGGTCATCGTTATAATCAACCTCTGCCAACCAGCTATCCACGGTGCGGGCGGTAATCTGTTCTCCCATTACCAGGTCTTTCATTCGACTTTTACCTTCCCGCATTTAGCACAACACAGCACTTTCTTTCCATCGGTAGCCGTGCGTACAAAGTAATATGAATGCTTACAACGCTTAAGCCAGGCCATGAATGCACCCAGTAAAAACGCGCCTACCCCAAACAGTGTCACTATCAGTTCTGGCTTACTCATCGAGTTTCTCCGCTTCAATGACACGATATGCGGCCACCTGCCCTGCTGTTATTGCCCCACTGGCAATCGCAGCTGCTTGTTGGTCTACCAGCGTCTGGGTCGCCTGTCGCAATGCCTCCAGCGTACCATCGTCCTTGTGGTTGATATCCAGTTCCATCTTCTTAGTCTCAGGCGGGCGCAACGTGTTCAGTACGCTGTTCGCAGCATCGCTGCGTACCTTTTCACTGGTAGCACTGACCATCAACTCAGCCTGAACGTTGAGAGCTTTCCAGAACAGGTCACGGCCTACCACATGCACAGGAACAAGCGACTGCTCCATTACCAGGTTTACCAGTTTAGTATTATGGTACGCATGGACGTAACTTGAAATGTCTTTTGCACTGGTGCCCTTCTGAGCGAAGTATGCATACTTATCCGGGAAGGTCTTCATCCACGCTTCCTGGTTCGTTAAGCCCATCAGCTTATACGACACATACCTGACTGCCGCACTGTACTGCTTAACCGTAAACTTCCCTTCTTTCAGCACATGGCCATAGCTCAACAGGTTGTTACGGTAATACTCGTAAAACTGAGGGTCAGCCACAGCAGCGTTAATCCCATGCAACACTTCATCCGTGACAGTCTTACGGATGTTGTCAGGCAACGCAGCTTTGAGTGTATTTAAATCGAGCAATGCCATAGCATATAGTCTCCCTATAGGTTTTAAACCAGAGTATAAACATGAGGCCAAGAAATGAAAACTAAACTCACTCCTGGAATGGTTGTGCGGTGTGACGACAACTGTATCTACCGGATTAAAGATATCCGAGGTAACTTTGCCAGTGTCGTTAACTTAGGCACCCTGCACCATATAAAACCCGGACACAACACTGTAGGTTTTGCAGGGGTTAACTGGTTACAAAAAGGTCAGCTTATTGTGAAAAACTTTAAGTTAAATTTTTAAAATTTTTTATGAGGAAAATTTTTATGACACGAGCAGAAGCACTAAAGCATATGCAGGAAGGCGGTAAGGTCAAACACTCTTATTGGCCGGGTAAAGTTTTAAGTTTAGATAGTAAACAACATATCCGTGTAGACAGTACAGGTTATGGTCTGCACTGGGCATTCCATCATGAACCTAAAGTAAGTGATGGGTGGGAAAAAGTTTAAGCAACTTTTATAAATTTTTTATAGCAGGAGATAGATGCTCAACTTACTACTCTGGCTGTAGGTTTAGGTGGATACCCCCTCCATAGTGCTGGCTGAAAAAGGATTCTTACTATGCCTTACACATCTTTGGCCATAGGCCATCCTATGGAAACAAAGTCGTTGTGTGACTATAAACCAGCTCCAATCGTAGTTGTAGTACCACTCGTTCATGTCGCGGTGCATGAACCCTTTACGAGTGTAAGCCGCATCACCTATCCAATCCTATAGCTATGGAGTATTACTCATGTCCCAAGCACCTCAGAAAGGTATCATCGGTTCTATCACTGACGCACTGGTAGCCACTGTCTCCACTGTCACCACAACTGCAACCGCAGTCAATCGTCTGGCTACTGCTGGTGATGAGCTGGCTAAGGTAGCAGAGAACAAAGCTAAACGCTTCGGTGAACTCATCGAGATCAAAGACCAGATGATCTACAACGCAGCTAAGCATGAGCTTGACCAGCAACTCGCTGCTCTCGCTGCACCTACCAAAACCAAGTAAGGATTAAACCATGAGCAAGTTAGCATTCATTGAAGATGTATTCGTTATCGCTGTTGTTACGTTCGGGATTGGCTTGCTCATGTCAGGTAGCACTGTCGAGTTCGCACTGTCTATCATCAATCGTTAGTCCTCTGCCTCATCCTTCGGGATGAGGCATATTCTTTTTACACAACTACACAACTACACATTACACACTACACAACTAACCTCTGAGGCACTGAGACAGTAAGGCGCGCTATAAGTTACCAAAACTTTACCGGATTTACTCGCGCTAGGTATGACGGTCAGAAATCATACACTTACTTTCCTATACCACTTTTATCGATAACCCTTATCGGAAATTTATGTTAGTGGAAAAGGTTGACAGAGATTAGGATGTATTTACTGAGTAAAACACTACCTGTTACTACTTACTATCTCTACCTATCTAACTACTTACTATCAATACCTACTTTATCTATATCTATATCACTTATCTCTACCTATACCCTATCAACTACTATCTCTATACCTATACCTATCCTATATCTATAACTCATATCTACCTTATATCTAATAACCTTACCTTTAGTATGTATATACATAAATAGGGAGTAACACGTAGGTACGTAGTACCGTAGTGTTACGACCGGTAGTAGTGCATAGCACTATAAGTGGAGTAATGCACTTAACCTATTGGAGACATACTATGACTACGTTATTCGTACTGGACTATCTATTCGTTGCTGACAACAATCCTCAAGAGAAAGAGTTTGAAGATAAAGCAGCTATATACGCATGGCTCTTAAGCCATCTTGAAGAAGACTTTGGCTACATCACATTGTTCCACGGTGACAATGAGCCTGTAGATGGATGGTCAGACGTTATCGAGTTCTGTCGTCCTGCTAAGACACCTGATGTGTGTCCTGCTGTATGCAATCATGGGCGTGGTCTTAACTGCCCAGAGTGCTGGCCTACGTCTAAAACGGCCTGTATCGCTCTCAGAGCGACTGAACTCAATCTGCCTGTAGTTGATGTGGGTGAGAGTGATTTACCGCGTGTGGAGCGGTTTGGTGACCTACCTGATGGTACTCTGTTCTATCTGGCCCAGACATATGCGTATGGTGGCCGACAGAAGTACCAGAAGACACTGGAAGATGGTGGTGCTCATAATGCGGTCTACGCTAATGACACCAACCTTGCTATGACTGTACCAGACATGCAGTTAGTCTTCCGTGCATAAACATTCAAACCTGACTCGCATAGCGAGTTGGGTGATTCCCATTTAAACCAGAGGTTTATATGAACTATTTACAGAAGATGTGGGTTAAGGTTTATCAAGACTACCTTAACGCTGCTAAAGCTACTGCTGAGAGTAAAGGTGAACCACTGAATAGCAACGAAGTATTCATGGCCCGTAAACAGGCTGATCTAGCATTAGCATCCCTTATTAACTTAGGAAAATAATCATGACTATTTTAACCGCTATTGCTGTATGGGCTGTTGTATCTGTAGTGGCAACCTTCGCTGCTGTTCGTCTGGTAAGCATGAACCAGTACGAGGACTAAGTATGGGTTACCTCTTAGGCTTTGCGTTGTTCACTATCATCGTTGTGCCGATGCTCTATTGGGGTATTCGGCATGAGGAAGAACGTGCTCGCATGTTCGGTACTAAACCCAACCATGCAGTGGAGATAGGCATTATTGCCGTTATCCTCGCTGTATGGTTATTCGTAATCGTTTCGTGGTTAGGAGCTATGTATGCTATCACACCTGATGGTACATGAAGAAATCGTTAAAGCCCGTGCTGCGGGCTTCGAAATGCGTTTAGAGCGTGAACATGCTCGTGCGCTGACATTCCCTCGTATTGCTCGCCGTTTGATGCAGACTCACCTGGGACAGCAGTATTACACCAACCGGATCGAGATAACGATCTATGGCGAGGACTATTACCTCGCACACTCCGCTGAGTACCGTGATGGCTGTAAGCCAGAACTGAAAGCTCAGGTGGAGCATACGCTTAACCGTATCGATAAACATATTCGTAACGGTGGATATATCAATATGCAGTATTGGAAACCAGTCATATGAAATTTAAAGATATCCCTGTATTTACTGAGTTTCGTCTTACCCTCGACTGGAAGGCGGGTATTGATATCGTGTACGTTAAAATGACTGATGCCGTGAATGCGTATAACGCAGTTAAGGTATCTAATCCTGATTATCCACTAACTATCGCTGCTGACTTTGAAGTCACAGTGGTCTAAGGCTATATATGCTCACATTCCTGATCATACTGATCCTGCTTTACTTCACTGGCCTGCTGCCATTTGTGTTCGCCATTATCATGTTCATTGCTGAACTGGCATTCACGGCGTTCATTCTCGTATTCGGCTTCTGCTGCTTCCTGCTGTCCTGCCTGCTCACCCCATTCAAATCTAAATAACCCCTTCGGGGGTTATCTTATTTTTTATGGCCTCCGGCCATATTTATGAGTTTCCCACCCTGGATTAAATCCTATGGATATAACAGTTAAGATTAATGACTCAAGAGCCAAGTCAGCTATGACCATATGGCTCTTAGGTCAACCTGGTGAGTTAATCCCATTAAGTGCTGCCGATGACAGCGTATTAAAGTATTTCCCCTTACATGAAACTGTTAAGTTGCTGTATCACGGTAAGACGTTAAGCGTTTATGTCGGCACTATCGTAAGCAATATTGAAACCAGGGAAATCTGGATAATGTCCTACCTACAAAAAGTGGAATAAATCTATGCGTAAAATCATCTGCCCGTATTCCAAAAAGGGGATATGGATGACCCCTGAAATACTGGATGAGATACGCACTATGGATTTACTCCAGGTGCCTATCACAATCACAGCTATACCTGTTGATATTAATATGAGAGGTAGCAGCTTTATTACCCTAGGTAATAAGTTAATTCACGGTCACTATTTCGATAATAACCAATGGGGTTTTATCGTAACAGAGAACCTTTCCATGATACCAAGCAATGGCCCTAAGCCAGATTGGTTATCTCACCCGTTATTCCCAGACTGGGCTGATAGTCACGGAGTCCATTTATGACTATTGAACATGTTTACGCTATTAAACGAGGTAAGGAGTTTCTGCCTAAACCTAACTCCAGTCGTATGCGTGGTGGCTCATACGTTGAGCCAGTAAACCCACAGTATGCGTGGCCTCGTGTGTTCCCGGAATTACGCCATGCCAGGATCTATCTGAGCATCTGGCTGAAAGGTCAAATCCCGTGTGAGAAAGACTGGGATGGTGATGAGTTCGGTAGCTATTACTGGACTTATCCGGGTAAACCTATTCCCGTACCCACACGTAACCGTGAGGATATGGAAATCACGATGCTGCGACTGCATGAACATCGTGGGGGTGATACCCAGTTCAAGACCATGTATTTCCTGCGTGAGGTTGGCACCGGTAAGTTCCTTACCGATAAGTTTATCTCTAACCGTGTAATGGGTGATGAAGCCAGAGAGTTTGATGAAGAGTGCGTTTATCGTGCTCAGTTCTTCAAGTCATATCTGGCTGCTCATCGCTATCTGATCAAGTGGCGTCGTGGTTGTATTGAAGCCCTTTACGATGAAACTGACCCTGATGCCTGGCTGTCACCGTATGGTCGTGCTCGTATTCAAGAGCATGAGGATATGGTTGCCCGACGTAAAGAGGTCGATGTTGAAATCGTTGCCTACTGCTATAAGGAGTGCAAGTGAGTGAGATAATACTTGCTGCCATACAGCACGGTTATCTAATCTCACGTAAATTAAGTGAAGAACAAATTGGGGTTATTCGTACCAACTATTTGTTGGGTAATCGAATGATAGATTATCATGATTCATTGACAATCTTAAAGCCCGATCAAATTCACTTAATTCAGACCAACGTATATATGCAATATCAAATACCTGGTACTGACTTACGTATTACATTGGAGCCGTGCTCTAATTCCCAATTCGAATGGCCTACACCTTCGGTACAGGAAATGTATCATTTCATACGAGTGGAGGGAGCATGAAACGTTATTGTCGTGCCACCAGCGTTAATAATAATGGTCATCGTTATTTTGAAATCAACGATGACCTGATATTAAATATGCGTACTCAACACTTATTAGGTGTGGAGGACTGCATACTGGATGTGCCTGTATTAAAGATAGCTGAACTGGTTGTACCGCACTTATTAGTGTCCGGTAATAGCAGCCTTCTTTATCTGGATTCAGGCCGTATTAACTTCCTGTATTTTGAAAAGAATGGTCAGCTTATAGCGAGGTTTAATAAACTATGAGTTATGAACTCAGATCCATAGGATTCTCTCGCGTGGTATGCCATTTAAGCCAGAATGAAGTAGATGCTATACGTACCGCTTTAACCTTATTAGGTGAAGGTTCTGTATACCGTAAAGTGGTAGATACATTTAAATCTGATTTTGGTGTATCCAGCTATCTGAACATGACCGGAGATTTATATCTCGAAGGTCGTCCTGATACCCTAACCAGTGAAGAATATGAACGTATCGAAGATGTTATTCAACCGATGACGTGGGTATTCAACTTCACTAAGGAGATCCCTTTTTAATGTCAAAATCAATTTACTTACGGGATATATTACAGCGAAGCCCGAATGGTATTAGCCTCATCGTTGAGGCCAAGATAACTCAGGAAGAGTTTGATGCCATGCGTACTACTACGCTGATAACTCCCGAAACGGTATTCGAACTACCGTCCATCGTGTACTGGTATGACGGAGGCGATCCGCCTAAGCCCATATTCATGGACTGCCCGGAAGACTGGCGTGGTCGTGCTGTAGACCGTGGTGAGCTAATCCCACAGGTCAATCGCCGTATCATCTCACGCTGGTTTCTGAAATATAAACCACCGCTGAAACTTACAGGAGAAGCCGAGTGAGAATAGGCAATGGCTCTATGGCCACACCTTCCCGGTATTATACCAAGCTCACCCTGGAGCAACTGGAACGCCTCAGAACAGAAGCTCTGCTGCTGGGCGAACTGTATACCAATGATGAATATCAGGGGTTTACGGCGTTCCTGCCTACCTGGGAGAGCAAGGGTAAGCCGGAGAAAAGCGATAGGCTCCGTGTCAACGGTAAGCCTGTCACACTCATCTATCTCGATGAGAATACGTTATCATCCAAACCAGGAATCGTAGAGACATGGATAATCAGGATACCGCTGTAGCACCGGAGTATGAAATCCGTAAGGTAAACGACGGTGAAACCATAAGCTGGCTTACGCCTGAGCAATATGATCACCTTCGTACAATGCGGCTGATAAGCCCCAAATTCGTGTACAAGGGCACCTTCCCGGTTAACCTGGCCAACGTCAGTTTAGGCCCGAATAACCTGGGTGGAACCATTCAGACCATCGTTACCATACCGGGCATCGACAACAAGTTTGTCATCCTGGCTGTCTACGTGACGCATCACATGCTCAAGAATCCAGAGGTAACAATGGTGGAGGCAACTATTAAGGGCATGTAATGGCTGAGCATACGTATAAATCCAAAGACTTAACCGCAGTGATCGACTGGGATATAAACCAGATAACCGATGCCGTTGAAGGCGTGGTGTTAGCTGATGTGAGCATCTATGCCTATACACCCTCAAAGCTGGATATCAACGAGAGTTACCAGTTCAAACAGGATAACGTTTATTACGCATTTACCCTGCGTAAGGATGAACGCTATGCCATAGCTACCAAGTGTTTGCTGGGTGTCTACTCCACCATCACGGTTGAAATGTCCTATGTCACTCTGGAAGGAAAACGCGCATAGCGCGTCGAACAGAATAACTACCGGGGATTCCAGGGCTGCTGGGATCCTCGCTCACCCTTAAGGACTATCTGTATGCCATCTATGAATATCGATCATGCTCAAACCAACCTGCGTTGGGCTTCCCGTGCATGGAAAGACGGGGAGATGCGTGCTCTGGCATTGTTCCTGTTTCGTAAAGGTCTGTCACAGCTTGTGATGGAAGACTTATCAGTGGAAATTCAGGTCGAGATTGCTGCTGCCCACCTGGGCCGTGAAGCATTCGAAGACCTGTCCCAATACAATGATGAGGTCAACAGCAATCCGGTGCTCTATGCAGCCTGGAAGGACGCTGTTAGCTGCCTCATCATCTGTTAGAAGGCGCATAGCGCGTTATGTGCAATTAAGGGCAAAGGCCCACAATCCTTTAAATATCATTCATCTACTCATTCTCCGAGGTATATATCATGGCTTTCAATCGTCGTTCTTCTGGTTCTAACAACTCCGCTCCTGCTGCTGACAACCGCAACAAAGTCGCTGGCTATCTGAACATCGGCGTGATGACCAAACAAGGTCTGAAACGTCTGGGTGGTCAGGGTATTGGCCTGCGTGAGTCTCATCCCCTGGAAGGGATGATCATCGACATGCTGAAAGACTGTAAGTCTGAGGCTGACGTTGAGAAACAACTGAAAGCGCTGGCATCCCGCATCGTCCTGTCGTATGGCGAAGCCACGCCGGAAGGCTCCAAGTTCGAACTCGCGTAACCAATCGGCCAACCTTCGGGTTGGCCTCTTTATTTGAGGGCATTGCTATGCAAAAGATCACCGTATCACCAAATAAGTGGGCAGTAGTCATAGGTTACGTTGAATACCACGCTGGGCGTCAGTTCCCGTGGATGGGGCGTCATGGCTGCGTACTCAGATTCTTTGCTACCGAAGCAGAGGCTACTCAATTCGCACTCACAGGTGAAATCTAATGGGCTACAAAGAGAATCGTAAGCGTGAAATGGAACGCTGGGGAAGCCAGTCCAATGGGCGTATTAGTTATGGTAAAGAACTGGGTAAATACAAGCTAACCGGCAAGTATGGGAAGTGCATAACAGAGGACTTCTCAGAAGAGTTCAAGAACTTTGATGGCCAAACATATGGCCCGGACTACTGCCGCTGTCGTATGGATACCACCCGGTTAATCAAGATGACACCGGATCTGGTGGACTACCTCAAAACGGTAGCCCTCATCACGAGTGAAAAGGGTGGGGAGTTCCTGCTCGAAGGGCAGAAAGCTCACTTCTCTGCCCATGTGAGCTACAAGCTCAACGTCACTATGGGCATAACCCTGAATAACACCCGGTTCTACTTTGAAATGATCAAAGTGAAGAAGCCGGTGTGGAGAGTACATTTCGTTAAAATGGAAGGATGATATGGAACATAAGTGGTTGCCACCAAAAGAGCTACAACTCGTCAACGAACGTCAGTTTAACCGTAAGCATATCGACGGATACATCCGTAAGGAGTTATTTGAGGGCACCGAAAACCTGCTGCCAGAAGTGGAGCAGGGTGTTGAGTTATTGAAGCAGTGGATGAGTGAGCAGTATTACGACAGCAAAGCTGTCCGACTGCATCACTTAGCCCAGCTTGACCTGGAGAAGCTCGTCAAAGAGATCTTCGTTGGTGTGACCTACTTCCAGGCTGAAACGCCTCTGGTCAATGCCATCGGTCAACTGGCTTCCCGTCTGGGCTTCGATGACAAACGTGATAGCGTGCAGACCATTGCTGAGGTGCTGGCTGTACTCGCTACAACCGACGTGTTCGACCTGAACAAGCATCACCGTAACAGCCCAATCCAGATAATCAGTAACATTCAGTTCAGTGAAGAATTAAGCAACTTCATTGAATATTCATGCTATTTACCACCACTGGTTTGTGAGCCTCGTAAGCTCACCAATAACCGTTCAACTGCCTACTATACCCACAAGAGCGATAGCCTCATTCTGGGTGGAGGATTCAACCATCATGACGGAAACATCTGCCTTGATGTACTTAATTCACGCAATCGTGTTCCTCTGTCCCTGGACGTTGAGTTCCTATGCTCAGTGGAGGAAGAACCAACTCACGATCTGGATAGCATTGAGTCTGATGAGGATCTCAGTGACTGGCAGATAGCGGATATGATCCGCAAACAGAAGGAGAACTGGGCATCCTACAAGGAGCAGTCCTATTACTTCTACAGCCTGATGGTGAACCAGGGTAACCGGTTCTATATCAGCAACAAGGTGGACAAACGCGGGCGCATGTACGCTTGCGGCTACCATATCACCCCACAGGGCACCAGCTTCAAGAAAGCAATGATTAACCTGGCCGACCAAGAGCCGGTAATCGGTGTACCTGATCAATTCAGAAAATGAGGATTAACTTATGCAAAAGACTATCAATTTCGGTTCCGGGTTTCAGCGTTTCACTGGCTGGGAATACCTCTGTATCGATGCTGCCAACCACTTTGGCATGGATAAAGAACTGTTCGAAACTCGTATTGAGTTCATCCAGAACAACATCGACAACCTCGAAGCTATCGCGGATCAGGCAGAAGAACCTGCCCTGTTCCGTAAGGCTGCAATGGTCATTGACCGTGCTCGCCGTGGTATCCCTGTTGGGCATATCGTTCACTTTGATGCCTGCTGTTCCGGTATCCAGATTATGTCAGCCCTCACGGGCTGCATCTCTGGTGCCTATAACACTGGCATGATTGACCCTCGCTCCCGTATGGATGCGTACAGCAACACCACAGCGGAGATGAATAAGCTCCTGCTGGAGTCTGGACACGCTACTATCACTGTTCCACGCAAGGACGTGAAACAAGCCGTGATGACCTCTGGCTATGGCTCTAAGGCCGTGCCAAAGCGTGTATTTGGTGAAGGTGAAATGCTGGACGTGTTCTATAACGCTGCGATGGCCATCGCTCCGGGCGCATTTCAGTTAATGGATGAATTGCTGGAGTCCTGGCGCCCATACGCACTGGATCACACTCTGGTGTTCCCGGATGGCTTCGTAGCCGTGATGAAAGTCATGGAAACGAAGGAAACCAGGATTGAAGTAGACGAACTCGACCACGCTACGTTCACGCTGCAATACAAGGTGAACGAAGGTACTGAGCGTGGCCGTGCCAACGTTGCCAATACCATTCATGGTTGTGACGCCTATCTCCTGCGTGGGATGGAACGTCGATGCAACTACGATCCAGCCATCGTTCGCCCTGCGAATGAGATGCTGGCTAATACTCAGGTGATGTATGCCAACGGTGCTAACCGTCTGCCTGTACATGCTGAACTGATTGAAGCTCTGGCACTGATGGAGAAGGCTCACATCGCTGACCTGTCCATCCTGCCACTGCTGACCTGGAGCAACGTTATGTGCCTGCCGGAGTGGATTGTTACCAAGCTGCTGTCCATCACTGATAACATGCTGACGTATAAGCCGTTCCCGATTATCACGGTGCATGATGCGTTCGGTTCCCATGCAAACAACTGCGATATCACCCGTTACTGGTACAAAGAGATCATGGCAGACTTCGCTGATAGCGACATGCTGTCCATGCTCATGAACCAGTTATTCCAGTCCACTGATGGTGTCTACGAGAAGCTCAGCAACGACCTGGGCGATAAGATTCGTAACTCCAACTATGCGTTAAGCTGAGGATTATATGGCAAGTTCACATGTCTCACGTTATTACCGGGAGTGCATCAAAAAGTTGGAACGTAAGGGATTATTCGCCAAATTAACCGACGAAGAAACCAGAGCTATCAAAGCTCAGATTCATGAATCTATCCGACTTGCATCAAGTAAGGCATACATGTCAGGTTCATTAAGTTAACCACCAGCCACCCTTCGGGGTGGCTATTTCATTGAGGAGTTCTCATGAAATTGCTGCAATCCCTTCCGCAACCGGGTAAGCCTATCGCCCGGTTGAATGTTCCCGCCTCTCTCGTTTCGACGGTCAAGGCCAGTATGCTGGCCGGGGTTAACCCGACCGAGTTCCGCATTACTCCTGATCTACTGGAGAAAGGCTGGATGCGTATCAACCTGCCGGTATTCGGAGTGGTTGGCGTCAGTGTCTACGAAGACGGGGAAGACAAACTGATCCGTCTGCACCTGGAAGACCAATAACCCAGACGCTTCGCTTTAAACTTAAATGACGCACTCCGTGCGTTAAATGAATGACGCCCTGCGTCTGCATAACTTAGTTTTTACTTTCTGAAAGGACACCCCAGCTTAGGGTGTCCTATTTTTTCAGCACATACGTTTAGGTCTTATGGGGTATACCCCAAAAGTTTTAAACCTATATGTTGAAGACAGTCATTTGAGACATTCTGACTAAACGAACCTATATCCTATCCTGGCTTACCTATACCTTAAATCGGCGGATAAAACTTATGTTTAATTTAGCCCAAATTACCGCTTCATACTTAGATAGATGCCTACCCAATAGGCAGCTATTAAAAACAGCAAACCCTTCGGCCAAACGTGATGTTTTGTATCGTATGGCAACCGTACTAATCAATAGTGACCGTTTCCTCAACAACGAATACGTTGATGTGAATGGGTGCCTAAAATTCAAGAGGAACCGCAATGAGCGTACTCAGTAAAGAACTCGACCGTAAGGTCAGAATGGCATTGGAGACTTACTCCGAGTGGCAGGTGGCCCGTATGTACAATCTACGTATCGGTGCCGTCCGTGCGGTTAAAATTGACATGCTTGCCGAGATAACCCGTAGTGAGATCAATGTGGATCTCAACACCCTGCGTCAGCGTGACTTGTTTTGGGAGGATTTCAAACTCCAAGGTACAGTCACCGGACGTACACCCTCCCGTGCGCCAGAAGGGCTGCATACCAACCCTCGTGGGTATGAGCAGCACTTGTCTGGGTATCAGCAGGTTGATGCCAACTATGCCGGCCTGGAAGCCCGTGTCATGGCTGGTTTCTTCTCGCCTAATGGTCAGCCGACTCCAGCATTCTGGGGCTTCATAAGCCAGTATGTGAAGAAGTCCGGCCACACCATGTTGGATATCCTGCATGACCAGGAAATCTATGCCCCAGAGCAGTTAGAACGTGCTCTGGATATCGACTCTCAACTGGAGGACATGACACCGGAGCAACTGGCTTCGCTGTTGCATCGTGTCTCTAAAAAGGTTTATGAACATGCAATCGCAGATCCCACTGGCCCCAGTGCCAATGTTTCGGACGGCGAATAACGTCAACGAAGCACTCTCTGAAATTAAAGCGCACCTGTACCCGTATGACGAGAACACGATGCATTCCCTGGTAATGATGTACCACAACACCCTTCTGAAAGATCTGGGCGCTCGTGAAGTGCATCTGCCCGCAGGCCGTACTATGAACTGCGAACCCACCCGTTATTTAGAAACCATTGAGGTAGCTAAATTGTTACGGGATAACGGGTTCCCAGTCATTATTGAAGAACCGGAGGACTGATATGTCCAGTACCGTTACTACAGTGTTGGCAGCGAATGCTGCAATTCAGGCTTCCGTGGCTGCACAGCAAGCTCACGAGGCAAATGTGACCTCATGTATGGCATTCATGTCTGGTTTTCAGGGACGTGGTGCCAGCGTGCAAGAAGCTCGCCAATACAGCTCATGCGTATCCACTGTATACCCATCTGCTGAAATTGGGATTGAGATCCCGGCTAAAGCACTGGTGCTGACCTTCCTGCTTGCCGCCCTGATAGGTATGGCTATTGCAGGGTACAAACGCTTTAAGCGTGGCAGTTTATGGGGGGCAGACTGGGTAGAGATCATTATCTTCTATCCCATATTCGGATGCGTAGCTTGCGGCTTAGGCTGGCTAGTTTACTGGGGAATTGCCTACCTACTCAGTTAATGCCCTCCGGGCATGGAGGCAGCGTGATTAAGCTCAAGTCCTTCTGGTGCCGGGCATACTACGGGCAATCCAAGCCCAGTAACTACGCCAAGCGCATTGTCATCGTCTACCGTAGGATTACCTGGCTTAACCCTGAACCCGCATTCAGGGAGGCTATGATGCTTCGCTTCAAGCATCGAAAACAGGTGTCCTACAACCCGGTCACTGACCGACTGTATCTCTATTCTCACTTCAGAAGATGGGAGACAGTCACGAGACTGGATCCGAATAAACCCTACCGAGGTTTTTATGGAGAGCATGACCCAGGTGATTGAACGTCGTCATACCAATGGTACGGTGACGGTAACGATCACCAAAGAAACCAGGAAGAAGGATTCCCGGTATAAACTGGAGTTGCACGAAGAAAACTACTCGGCTAATGAACATGGCCGGAGTATGTACAACGACAAGTTTCATACCCTCTTCTTCTACCATGACGAACTGCTTGACCTCCGGTTATACCTGGAGCAAGCCCTACTATTTCTGGATTCAAAGTGATCACGAAAAAACATCCCCATCCTGATCGTCGTCAGGAAATCTGCGACCGTATCATGAAGCGGGTGGATATCCGTGACTGCGGTTATCGTGTCAACGGTATCGTATCCCCATGCCATGTCTGGACTGGCCCCACTTCGGGCGAAGGACGAGGCGGAGGCTATGGACGTATCAGCATCAACTCTCAAACGTGTGCCACTCACATTGTGATGGCTACCCATTATTTTGGTTATATACCCGGCAATAAACAGGTAGACCACAAGTGTCGTAATCGCTTGTGCTGTAACCCTGAACATCTCGAACTGGTAAGCCAGAAAGAGAATTGCCGTCGTCGTGATAAAGCACTAAAGGAGGCTTCATGACAGGCGAAGATTATGACGAGCAGTTTAAACGTGAAGTCCTGCCTGACTGGGCTGAGCGTTACGATCCCTCTGGAACTCTGGAATTGCACCGTCAGCTATGCACAAAAGATGGTCGTCGATTGGGTAATGCTTTCATTACCAAAATCGGAACCACAATGAGCATTGCTGACTTCAAACCAGAGCCTTGCTATACGGTGCTAACCGATGCGGGTTCCCAGGTACGAATGATCGAAAGTGAAATTCGTGATGCTTTTTATATTGGTGAGTACATCGCCAAATCCTACACAATCCCTGGTTTAAGGAATCGCAAAATAGATGAATAAGTACCTCAAACTCTACCTGTACGCAGTAATCATATTGCTCGTGTCAGGTGTGTTATACGGTGGCTTGCTGCCGTCAATGGTATCGGCTAACGATACTATCCTCGTGTTCATCGGCATTGCCGGTGCTCTGGTGTGGCCTGCTCTGGTAGCCACTTTCGTCTATCGTCAATTTAAGAAGAAATTTAAAAATGCGTAAATTCATCATGGGCTGCATTCTGGCAGTCGTTGCAATGACCTCGTTGACCGGCTGCTATGATCGTGTCGAACCGGGTAACGTAGGTATCATCGTCAACCGTCTGGGCGACGATAAAGGCGTTGACCAGCAGGTCAAAGGCGTTGGCCGTTACTGGATCGGCTGGAACGAAGATCTGTATACGTTCCCGACGTTCAAGCAGATGAAGACCTACGACGAGAAGTTTTACTTCCAACTGTCGGACGGTACTCAAATCGGCCATCAACTGGCTATTAGCTATAAGGTCAACCCGACCAAAGTAGCGACTATCTTCCAGACCTACCGTAAAGGTGTCGATGAAATCACTGACCAGGATCTGCGTCAGCGTATTGCCGATATCCTGAACCGTCAGGGCAACCTGATTAACACCGACAAGTTCATTGACGGTGGTAAGTCTCGTCTGCTGGATAGCGTAGCCGATGCAGTGAAAAAAGAGATGGAGCCGGTCGGTATCGACATTATGGCTATCTCCTGGGTAGGTGCGCCGGAGTACCCGGACAACGTGAAGCGTGCAATTAACGCGAAGGTTGAAGCTACCCAGAAAACTCTGCAACGTGAGCAGGAAGTGCAGCAGCGTATCGCTGAGGCAAACATGGCCCGTGAGCAAGCCAAAGGTGAAGCTGACGCCGTGTTGACCAGAGCGAAAGCAGAAGCTGATGCCATCAAACTGCGTGGTGATGCACTGCGTGAAAACCCTGGTGTAATGGAACTGGAAGCGATCAACAAGTGGAATGGCGTACTGCCGACCACAATGATTCCGGGTGCCTCTACACCGTTCGTACCGGTTAAGTAAGCTCCTAAGCCAGGTTAGCAATAGCCTGGCTTGTGAATCTTATTCCACCACCCTGGTAATCCCCCATGAAAAAACTTATTCCTGTTGTTCTCGCTGTTGCTGCCCTCTCTGGGTGCGTCGTCAACCAGCCTACACCTGCTACGCAGGTTACGGCTGTTGCCTCCGCCCCGGTTACTGATCTCTGGTGTCAGTCTGTTCGCACTGAAACGGGTAAACCTGATCAGCCTCTGGCTATCGCGTTCATTCGTGACCAGGGCGACCGTTTCACCGTGCTGAATGCCAAAGGCAAGGTCACTATTGTGTCGCCTCAGTTAGTCATCCAGAAGCCTTCTGGTATGCAGGGCTACAACAACGTTGGCCTGCTGTTCAGTAAAGGCAAAGGCCAATATGAAGGCTTTTATGGCGTATTCCGCTATGAAGGCCAAAAGCAATTTGGTATTGCGTTCGACTGTCGTTAATCCCCTCTGGTGCTGAAATATGAAAGTCCATGCCGACCGTGAGTAGGCACCTGAACCTAATTCGAGGTAATCATGATCCTTCCTGAACAAGAAGAAGTTGCAGGCGTATTAGGCCGCGTCTTCGATGCGTATACTCGTTCTCGTGGCGTAATCCGCCCTCACTTCATCCTGTCCGGTGAATCGGGATCGGGTAAATCTCATCTGATTAAAACATTGTCTGCCGAGCGTGATATTGAAATGCTAGAAGTCAACGCTGCTGGTTTAACCAAAGAAGGCGTATCCGGTAACTCGTTATCCAAAGCCCTCACTGGTCTGCGTAACATGAACCACACCGGGGGTGTAGTCATCTTCGTGGATGAGTTCGACAAGCTGTTTACCAACGGCGTAGGCGGTGATACTCATGAAGCTCTGGCCGGTGTCCAGAATGAGTTTCTGACCATGCTGGAAAGCGATACAGCCAGTGTGTTCGGCGACTATGGCAAGTACGAAAAGGTTAACGTCGGTAAGACGCTGTTCGTGTTTGCTGGTGCCTTCAATGGCGAAGCCAACCTGACTCACGAGAAGATGCGTGAAATGGGTGTACGTACCGAGTTCCTGGGGCGTGTAGCACTGCATTTCAGTACGACTCGTCCGTCTCTCCAATCTCTGTTGGATCTCGTCCCTGAGAACATTCTGCTGGCCGAATATCTGAAAGCATTTCAGAAACAAAACCAGAAGAAGAAAATCATTAATGAGATTCAGCAACAAATTAAGATGGCCTACAAAAAGAATGCTATCGGCGTTCGTGTAGTTAGCCAACTCGTTCATCAATACTTCTTGCAGGTATAACTATGGGTATCCGATGCCGTAAGAATGGGCATGTTCTCGAATTATGGCTAGGTATCCCAGACCATCCAGAGTCTGACTTAATAGCTTGCTTCGATGAAGCATATTTGCCCGAAGTACAAAAACAACTCAATGAGATCCGTAAATGGCCTAAAACGCCAGTTTACAGTGGTCGCCATTATCCAATAAAAAGGATCAAAAAATGACTACCCAAGTCCGTCTGGATCACTCCGTCCCGTTCGTAGAACGTGTGCTCAAAAAGCGTCTGGTGCCCATGCTTCATGGATCACCTGCAATCGGTAAATCCGATATCATTCGTACCATCGCAGAAAAGTTCAACCTACTGGTCATTGACGTGCGACTCAGTACGTATGACCCGGCTGACATGAACGGTCTGCCGTACTTCAATACGTCCGGTGACCGCAACATTGCGGAATATGTACCGTTCGACGTGTTCCCAATCGAAGGCGATGCGCTGCCGGTTATCCGCGACAAAGAAGGCAATATCACTCACACCTATAATGGCTGGTTGGTATTCCTGGATGAACTACCGTCTGCGGCTCCGTCCGTACAGGCTGCCGCATTCAAGCTGATCCTGGATAAAATGGTAGGCCAGCGTAAGCTGCATCCTAAAGCTGCCCTCGCTGCTGCCGGTAATATGGAAGACGATGGTGCCATTGTTAACCCGTTACCTACCCCATTGCAGTCTCGTATGATCAACTTCCAGGTGTATACCAACCTGGATTGTTTCATGAAGTATGCCCTGACGCAGAATATCGATTATCGTATTGCTGCATTTCTGGAGTTCAAACCAGATTATGTGCATCACTTCAAGCCTGACCATGACGACCTGACCTTCGCTGCCCCGCGTACCTGGATGTTCCTGGATAAGCTGATCCGTGGCGAACCGGTAACTGATGCTGATCTGCCGCTGGTAGCTGGCTGTATCTCATCCGGTGTCGGTGCCGAATTTATTGCATTCTGTAAAATATTCGATCAGGTGCCGAAGCTGGCCGACATTCTGGCAGACCCGCTGAAAGCCCGTTGCCCGGAAAGTGATGATAATCCGTCACTGGTTTACGCTGTAGCCGGTTCAATGGCTCAGCACGCCAATAAGGACAACATCGATAAACTGGTGCCGTACATCGAGCGTATGCTGATGGAGTACCAGGTAATCGCATTCCGTCACATCATGGCGCGTGATCCTGGCCTCATCCAGCATGAGGCGATGAAGGACTGGATCCAACGTAATAGTAAAGAACTCTGGCATTAATCCCCCTGGGGCTTCGGCCCCACTTTAACTGGAGACAGTCAATGTCTAATACCACCCGTACCTTTAACTCTTTACCACCAAGCCTGCAAAACCTGGCAATTCAACTGGTCATTATCCGTGCTCAGCAGTTTGAAGACGCTAATTTGCGTAACCTCGTAGAGGAAGCTGTTCTCGCTGCCGGTGCTGGACTGGAAGTGGGTGTCATGCCCGAAGTAGCTGTTGACCCAGCTAAACCCGGCGAAGAACAGACTGCATATCAGCAGACTGAGTTTACTGGCGCAAACCTGGATTATAAAGATCCTGAAATCTTTGATCCAAAAAACCAGGATGATGCTATCTACGCTCTAAGCTATTTGTTCTCTGCTCTGCGTAATACTGCCATGCCTGAAAAGCATTGTGGCCGCACCAACTGTGAAGTATGTAACGCGTTGTTCGGTAAGCCGGAAGAAAAGCAAGAAGTTAACAAGCTGCGTTTCCAGCAGGTTGACCATAAAGAAGGCGCTTTCGGCCCGGTAGATATCTACCGTAGTGCCCTGAAAGAAAACGTATACGCAATCATGAACCGTGGCAAAACTGCACTGGTTGAAAGCTCTAATATCGAACTGATGACATACCAGGCAGCAGTTAGAATTGTCCGTGAACACGGCAAAGAAGGCCGTTCTATCGTAGGCTAAGTAAAGGGGACTATCATGAGCAAATATCCGTGGCTAAACGATCAGCCCCGTCTGGCCTCCGGGCGTGAATGGAAAGAACAGTACGAACAGAACTGGGCTTCTCAATTCGAAAAGGCAGAGGAAATATTTGTGGTAGTCCCCGATTCTCGACTCGAAGAGGCACAGAGGATCATATTACCCATTCAAGAGAATATGCAATTACCGCTCGTCTGGTCATTCAAGCATAATCCTCTCTGTCTCTTTTCCCGGTTTATCAAACCATCCAGCCCTTCACCTTCTAAGCTGCTGGGTCAAGCCTACATTCCGCACTGCATAATCAATATCAGTACGGAGAAATTTAACCCACAATCAGCAAGAACAATGCGTGCGCATTGCGATATGTACTACTGGTCTGACGAAAGTGAGTTCATGGTACATAAATGGATGGTGGTTGATACCCATGAGGGTATTAAAGGTGAACTGTATCTGCTCGATAATTATCTGCGTCAACTTAATTGGTCGCAGATAAATGACCGAGCATTCGAAATTAAAACCATGATCTTACTGAAAGGTAACAGTGATGGATTTCCAAAAAATTATGAGCAAGGCCAAAATTGGTCTGCTCACAAAAGATGAGATGGTGTTTTTCACCCACATCATCCTGGGCTGTAAGCACAGCATCAATAATACAGAAGCCACGGCCTTTACGGACGGGCTGAACTGTTACTACAACGAGGAATTTTTCAAATCCCTCACCCCTGATGAGCGTGAGTTCATCGTCGCCCATGAAGGTCTGCATATCGCACTGGAGCACTGCACTGAGCGTGCTCAGGGTATGGATCCTGACCTCTGGAACAAAGCTGCGGATTACGTGATCAACTTAATCCTCACCCGTGTCGGTCTGAAAATGCCGAAGGGTGGCCTGCTGCGTGAAGATTTCCGTAACCTCTCAACTATGCAAGTGTATCGCCTGCTACAGGACGAAGAGGAAGAAAATGGTAAAGGCTCCACCCCAGACAATATGTTTGGCGGTATGCCGATGAAGGATCTGCGTGAACCTAAAGGACCACACCAGACCGAAACCAGACAGGAAATTAAGCAGAAGGTGCAAGAGCTTGTTATGCGTGGTAAGGCGATGGCTGAAATGGCTGGCAAAATGTCCAGCGATATTGGCCCGGACTTACAGCGACTGATTGACAGCATTCTTAAGCCTGCCATTCCCTGGCAGCGTGTGCTTCGTCGTCTGTTCTTTGCCATGACCAAAGGCGACTTCAACTGGATGCGTCCGAATCGTCGTTATCACCCGATGGGTATCTATCTGCCGAGTCAGTATTCCCCTGGTTTAGGCCCAGGTGCATTCGGCTGGGATACATCAGGATCGATAACCGACAAGATATTCAACTTCTTCGTCAGCGAGACTCACCACGTATTGAAGGGCTTCAACCCGGACTATATCGAGGTAATGCAGTTTGACCATACCTTGCGTAGCAAGAACCGTGTCCGTAGTCTCAAGGCTCTGCTGGATATTGAGATGAAGGGCGGTGGTGGTACGGTCATTGACGAGTTGATGGAATCCTACGCTGCCGATCAGTCCCGCTGGTTGGTTGTATTGACGGATGGTTACATCCACAATCTGCACAACATTCCTAACCCCCGTAAGCCGGTAATCTGGGCAGTCTATGTCAATCCAGGTTTCACACCGCCATTCGGTCAGGTTGTTAACTTTAAAATGCCGGAGGACAATTGATCCTCTAAGAGGTAATCATGTCCGAAGACGTAAAACTTAATGCCGATCAGGAATCGGCTATTCAGATAATGCACGGGTTCCTCGGTAGCTCTACAGAACAGTTTATGGTTCTGGAGGGTGCCGGGGGAACCGGTAAGACATTCGTACTAAAGCACTTCGTGCGTACCCTGCATGACTTCCATAAGACCCGGCGACTGCTGGGTTTGAAGGGTAAAACCGGTCTGCCTATCAATTTCACCGCCACCACCAATAAAGCATGTGAGGCTATGGAGATCCAACTCCGTGGCCTGGATGCGTCGGTAACTGGCGATGACATTACTGTCATGAATCCAGAGGTGAAAACTATTCACAGCTATCTGGGGCTGACTATGGCACCGGATCCCAGCAACCCCCGAAAGGACAAACTGGCCGACCGGAAATTTGATTTCAAGGCTGGCAAGTGCATCCTCATCATTGATGAGGCGAGCTATATCGACGAGGAATTATTCGACTGGATTAAGAAGAAAATCAGCAAGGATACGAAAGTTATCTTTGTTGGTGATCCGGCTCAGTTGAAGAATGCTGATGCCAAGTCAATGCCTGCATTCGAATCTGGCTTCCGTAAAGCTGAGCTTAAGATCGTGGAGCGTTTCGATACTGATACGCCCATCTTCAAACTCAGTGTGGAACTGCGTAAGCGTATTCTGGCGAAGGACTGGCGTATCCCGCCCTGCCCTATCGACGGGAAGCACATCGTGTGGATGCCACGTCCACAGTTCGACCGGGTAATGTTGGCGGATATGTCGTCCGACGACTGGATCTTTAGCACCAGCAAATTCCTGGCCTTCCGTAACAACCGGGTTCAAGCCTACAACAAAGGCATGAACAACCATATTACTGGTAGCCGTGACTTTCAGGCCGGGGATTACGCAATCAACAACCACTACGTGGCTGGCAGAAAAGGTACTGGTGGCATCCGTACTGATGGCCTGGTTTATATCAGTGCCCTCGAAGAGGATGTTCAGCACGGGGAACCGGGCTATTGGGTGTACATGAACAACGAGAACGAACGAACGTTCTTCATGCCGCATGACCATAAGGCCATCTCCAAAATCATCAACCGGCTCTACCGGGAGTATGAAAATACCTCGGACTTCAAAGCAGCCGAAGCCTATCTGCACCAGATGCGTAGGGTGAAGGATACTTGGGTAGACTTACGCCCGGTCTATGCCCAGACAGTCTACAAGTCGCAGGGTTCCACCTTTCGACGTGTTTATATCGACCTGGCTGATATCGGGTATTGTGTGGACACTGAAATCCGTATACGGCTTCTGTATGTGGCCTGCACTCGTGCCCGTAAGCAGCTATTTCTTACTGGGGATCTGTACTGATGATCAAAGACCTGACAACCAAAGATATTCAGCTTGTGGTGAAGCTACTGCACCGTTACATGTTTCAGGGGGCGATTGACTACTTCGATGAGAAGATCATGTCCATTGCCCAGCGAAACCAGGAAGCGAGAAAGTCGCCTCTCCTGACGTTCACGTTTGGTGGTGAAGTATTCCGGTTCGAATCGCAACCGGTACGCTTCCCCCAGACACTGGCTAAATTCCTCTACCCAGAGATGCACGAGCTTATGGCTAAGCGACGTAAAATCCTGGATGAGGAAGGTGCCTACGTCAAAGCGGCCCTGTCTGCTGCCTTGTCTCGTTGTGAAAGTGCAACGCATCTGTACCAGTTATTGCCGACCCTACTGCATGAACAAATGCGGAAGATCGGTATCAAAGAGGAACTCGACCTGGATAACTTCCAGCCGCTCAGTGATGAGCAGGTAGCCGAGTTTAAAACCAAACATGCGCATAACCTGGATATGCTGTTCCAGCGTGCGACCAAGAACACTTTAGGGGTGTTTGTATGACAACCAAAACCATTGTGAAGGTAGGCGAATATGAAGTCTCTCACGATTGCGGTGCTCATTTCGTTGCTCATCGTAATGGCCACCTTTGGCGCGACCTTACTGGAGATAATCTGGTTCTCGCCCTCATTCAGCGTATTCAACAGTTAGAAGAAGCGTTCACCACTCCGACCCCGGATATGGTGCAGGCTGGTCTGGCCGAAGTGCAGCGTATGCTGGATGAGTGGGATGATGACGGTCATATCCAATTGGGGCATGGTAATGACCCGGTTAGTGATGACCAGGCATCAGATATGGCTGTATTCGTTCTCCAGGCTATGGCAGGCAAACTGCCGAAGGCAGGTGAATAATGCCAAAGGCAACCGTACAGCATATGACCCACTACGTCCTGACTTTGGAGCTTTCTCCCAACGAGCTGGATCGTCTGCGGGGCATGATGCAGAACCCACTGAACGGGAATACCCCGGACAGTGAACCTGGCGATGAACGTATGATTCGCCGTGCCATTTTTGATGCTTGCACCGAATATCGTAAATAACTAACCAAGCCAGATTTAATCTGGCTTTTTCTTTTCTAAAAGCCTTTCTAAATCTTACTTAAGGACACAATCATGCAAGTTGCTGACTCTACTCAATTGGCTACTTCCGCTACCCTGGGTGGCGGTAAAACTATCGACTTCGGTATCACCGATGATCCGGCGTTCTTCCAGATCCTGTCTGCGAACCTGTATTCAAACCAGAAGTTAGCTGTAGCCCGTGAGGTGCTCTGCAACCTTTGGGATGCTCATATTGACGCAGGAAAAACCAATGTGCCCGGTCTGGTGCGTATCAGTGAAGACTTCGTTCTGACCTTCCGTGACTACGGTAAGGGTATCGCCCCGGAAAACATGGGTGCGGTATATGGCACCTATGGTGCATCTACCAAAAAGAACGACAGTAAATCCACTGGTGGCTTTGGCCTGGGCTGTAAGTCACCGTTCGCGTATACCGACAGCTTCCGTGTCACGTCTTACCATAATGGTACGATGACGGTGTACAACATCACCAAGTCCTCAGTCGAATCCGGTGGTAAGCCGGGGATCACTGAAATCATGTCAGCTCCGACTACGGAGTCTGGCCTTGAGGTCAGTATCCCAATCGAAGAGAACGATGTGTACGAGTTCCTGAAGTATATCCGTTATATCGCGATGCACGGCGAGATGAACATCGAGCTGAAAGTTGAAGGGTATTACTCCAACTCCAGCACCCCATTGCTGCCTAAACTGGGTATGTCTACGGAACCGGGTTCCTACTCGTTCAATAGCAGCACCTGGTATCAGGACTACATGGGTGACCATGAGGTCTTCATCCGTTATGGTGGCGTGATGTATCCGGCTCTGGATACTCCGGCCACTCGCCCGGCTCTGGACACCATTAAGCGTTTCATGCGAATCATCAGCGTGGATCGTATTGTGGTGCAGGCTGCTCCTGACACCCTGGCTTTAACCCCAAGCCGTGAGGCTTTATCAAGCCAGAAGATGACAGAGAATGGCGTTGTGGATCTCTGCCTGAATCTCACCGAGAAAGTAGAGAAGGATATCCGTTCCAGCATCCCTGCGGCGGCTGCGGAAACAGCAAAGCGTATTTCTA